CTACAGGTTTGCAAGGTGATGTTGGACCCACTGGCGCTACAGGTTTGCAAGGTGATGTTGGACCCACTGGCGCTACAGGTTTGCAAGGTGATGTTGGACCCACTGGCGCCACTGGTTTACAAGGAGATGTTGGACCCACTGGAGCTACCGGTTTACAAGGAGATGTTGGACCCACTGGAGCTACCGGTTTACAAGGAGATGTTGGACCCACTGGCGCTGCCGGTTTGCAAGGTGATGTTGGACCCACTGGCGCTACAGGTTTGCAAGGTGATGTTGGACCCACTGGCGCTGCCGGTTTGCAAGGTGATGTTGGACCCACTGGCGCTGCCGGTTTGCAAGGAGATATTGGACCCACTGGTGCTGCCGGTTTGCAAGGTGATGTTGGACCCACTGGTGCTACCGGTTTGCAAGGAGATGTTGGACCCACTGGAGCTACAGGTTTACAAGGTGATGTTGGACCCGCTGGAGCTACAGGGTTGCAAGGAAATGTTGGACCCACTGGCGCCACTGGTTTACAAGGTGATGTTGGACCCACTGGCGCTACCGGTTTACAAGGTGATGTTGGACCCACTGGCGCTACAGGTTTACAAGGTGATGTTGGACCCACTGGCGCTACAGGTTTACAAGGTGATGTTGGACCCACTGGAGCTACAGGTTTACAAGGAAATGTTGGACCCACTGGCGCTACAGGTTTACAAGGAAATGTTGGATATAAAGGACATGTACAATGGTTGTGGTCTGGGTCCCAAGCAATAGCCGATAACACGCGTCTATCTTTGTTTGATTCTGCGTTTGCCAGCGCTGTAAAAACATATATTTATAATATAGGAACAGACACGTTTACTGTATCGAACCCCGTTGCCCAAGTTGTACAAATTTCATCGTTTCCTAATATCGGTATAACTAATTACTCTCGTTTAGCTATATCTCTAAGGGCAACGATTACATCTGGAAATGGTAGTAGGGAAGTTTTATTTGATTTAACACGGTCTGATTTAACAACGCTATTAGAACGAGGGGCTTTAATTAAAACAACAGCAACAGATTTTGCAAACCGAGGTGTTCAAATAAACACCTTTATTAACAACAACACGGATCCGTTTATTGTAAACGGTTTTACACTTTTCTTAAACAACGTTTCAGGAAGTACAATTACAGTAACGTCTTTTACTTTGAGGATCTATTTTAGTTAGAATTATCCCAATTCAAGCAATCTAACATATTGTTAGATTAAAAAATATATGATTCCTAAGCTAATCTTAGGAATCAATAAATCTTCTTAATTTAATAATTTAATGACCAATTAATATAAACCTTTCGATTTGAACTCTACAAATAGAACAGAACTTAAGTCTTTTTGAACACGTTGCACAACATATTTTATGATTGCATGGATAAAACCTGAGTTCAACTGGTTTGTCAAAACAAATGATACACTCTGTTTCGGCTTGAAAAGTGTCAGCTCTTTGAATAATCTGACCAAAACATACATCTGTGTTGTTTATAATAATATTTTTAAATTCATCATACCAATTAATTGAATCAAAAATACATAGCTCTATATCCAATAACAGCTTTTTTAGTTTTTTACCAAAAGAACTGCAGGTTTTGTCTTTGTCAAGTGTTATATCACAACAACGGCCTTGGGCAATGTTGTATAAAACGGCGCCTCCTATTTGATGAAACGAACTAATTTGTCCAATATACGTGTTTGAAATTGAAAAAAAAGGGTTAAACCCATAATAAGTTATAACATACATTAAAATTAATTGCCATAAATCGTCAAACGGAATAGGTGTTGACGAGGAGCAGAGTGATAATCTTCTAGACTTTAATGAAGTCAAACAATATTCTCCGCTGGCATTTTCTCCTCCTTTTTCGGGTTGAAGAATTCCACTAATATACCAGTTTGTACCATTAAAAGCCAAATTGTCTTCGTGGATTGTTTCATGAATAAAATTGTTAGAATGTAAATACTGTAACCCAGATAATAAATCTAAAAAAATTTTTTTTATGTCAAATTTCATATATGATTGTTCTTCCCATACCGTTTTTAATTTTGTAACAAAAAACGGAGTAATCCAACATTTAAAATCATCATCATCATCACCATAACTATACAAAATACGTTCAATGTTTTTATGTACTAGCGTTTCAACATTTTTGGATTTTGAAGCAACACTTGAAGACTCGAGACGATTGAAAACGAGCCCCTCGTTTTCAAAACGCTTAATTTCTCTGAGGGATCCACTTGAAACTCTACCACGAAAAAGGGACGCATTATGTGTTTTTACTTTTTCATTGTCCCTATATGTCCAATATTTAGATCGTGAGAATGCACCGGTAGAATCAAAAAACGGAAAGGTATAAACATAGAAATTGTCACATTCTTGTTTTAAAGTGGCTGGTAATTCATTGTATGAAAGGTTATTTTTCAATATTGTATTAATAGCAAGTCTCTTTAAAGGCAATGGTTGTTTCGGTTCCATTATTAATTCTGGTTGTTAATTTATAATAACCATAATATTAACAAAAATCAACTTTTCAAGTTATGATGTTTGAATAAAAAAGTGTTTTCTTTAATTTTACGATATATTGAATATTTTCTATTGAGGTTTAAAAATGCAAGAATTTACCAAACACCCAAAACGAATTAATATTATTTTAGATCTTGATAATACTTTAATAGTAACGTCTTTTTACTTTGAGAATCTATTTTAGTTAAAATTATCCCAATTCAAACTGAATATAATCTAACAACTGTTAGATTAAAAAATATACGATTCCTAAGCTAATCTTAGGAATCAATAAATCTTCTTAATTTAATAATTTAATGACCAATTAATATAAACCTTTCGATTTGAACTTTACAAATAGGACAGGCCTTAAGTCTTTTTGAACATGTTGAACAACATATTTTATGATCACATGGATAAAACCTGAGTTCAACTGGTTTGTCAAAACAAATGATACACTCTGTTTCGGTTTGAAAAGTGTCAGCTCTTTGAATAATCTGACCAAAACATACATCTGTGTTGTTTATAATAATATTTTTAAATTCATCATACCAATTAATTGAATCTAAATTACATAATAATTCTTCAACCAATAATATTTTTTTTAGCTTTTGACCAAAAGAACTACAAGTTTTGTCAAGTTTTATATCACAACAACGGCCTTGGGTAATGTTTGTAATAATTTTATTCTCAAGCATGTTAATTGTTCTAATTTGTCCAATATAGGCGTTTGGATAAAAAGGATTAAATCCATAATAAGTTATAACATACATTAAAATTAATTGCCATAAATCGTCAAACGGAATAGGCGTTGACGAGGAGCAGAGTGATTGCCTTCTAGACTTTAATGAACATGTAGCCATTGCCGCGCTGGCGAGTTCTCCCTGTTTTTCGGGTTGAAGAATTCCACTAATATACCAGTTTGTACCATTAAAAGCCAAATTGTCTTCATGTATTGTTTCATGAATAAAATTATTAGAATGTAAATACTGTAACCCAGATAATAAATCTAAAAAAATTTTTTTTATGTCAAATTTCATATATGTTTGTTCTTCCCATACCGTTTTTAATTTTGTAACAAAAAGCGGAGTAATCCAACATTTCCAATATTTTCCATCATCATAACTATACAAAATACGTTCAATGTTTTTATGTACTAACGTTTCAACATTTTTGGATTTTGGAGCAATAGATAAATGCTGAATTACGTTAAAAACGAGTCCTTCGTTTTTAACACGCCCGATGTGTCTTCGACATCCTTCTGGAACTCTACCGCGCAGGCGCTCATTATGTGTTTTTACTTTTTCGCTGTCCCAATATGTCCAATATTTAGACCATGAGAATGCACATGCACCGGTAGAATCAAAAAACGGAAAGGTATAAACATAGAAATTGTCACATTCTTGTTTTAAAGTGACTGGTAATTCATTGTATGAAAGGTTATTTTTCAATATTGTATTAATAGAAAGCCTCTTTAAAGACAATGGCTGTTTCGGTTCCATTATTAATTCTGGTTATTAATTTATAATAAACATAATATTAACAAAAATCAACTTTTCAATTTATGATGTTTGAATAAAAAAGTGTTTTCTTTAATTTTGTGATATATTGAATATTTTCTATTGAGGTTTAAAAATGCAAGAATTTACCAAACACCCAAAACGAATTAATATTATTTTAGATCTTGATAATACTTTAATATCTTCTTTGGCAAAAGAAGAAGAAAAAAAAATATTTAAACCACGAATGAAACTGTTTCGTTGGGAAAATATGGAGAATTATTATAAAGTTTTCGAAAGACCCGGTCTGCAAGAATTTTTAGATTTTTTATTTAAAAATTTTAATGTAAGTATTTGGACTGCCGCTTCTCAAATATATGCGTTGTTTATTATTGATAAATTTATTATAAATAACAGACCAGAAAGGTCTTTATCTCATATATTTTTTTCTTATCACTGTAAACAATCAAAAAAAATAGCCAACACCCAAAAGTCTTTAAAAATATTAAAAAAACATTTTAAACTTTTAAGATTTGATATGGCAAATACATTTATTATTGACGACCACCCAGAAGTGTGTCAAGCTCAGCCTTTTAATTGTATTACTGTAAAACCTTTTGAATTCACAGAAAGAGAATCTTTTCTAGATAATGAACTGTTAACGAAAGTCAAACCCCAACTTGAAGACATTCTAAGACAAGACACTATACCGGGTATTAATTATTATTAGATAAAGAAAAATATGAAAAATAAATTTATGGATTTAATATTAAAATAACTAACATTACTAACAAATAAGCTATTATAATGTCTAAGATCAAACAATGTTGTGTTATTTTTAATATTAAATCTTGTGAAACAGCTGCAAAATACAATCATTTTTATTGTTTACAACGCGCGTTTTTGAATGGATGCCCATTAAACGAAAAAACATTACAAATTGCTAAACATTATAAAAGTTCTGCTTGTTTAAATTTTATTAAAAAGAATATTGCAAATGCTTACTAAAAATTTTTAACATGTCTAAAACTTGGGGTGGTTAAAGATCCTGATCGCGGATATTTTTTACTTTTTCATTTTATTAGTTATTAAACTAATAAAATTTATTTTGAACAAATGTTTAAATCTATTTTTAATTAAAATTTCATTATGCACCGCCGAAGGTGGCGGCCGCAAAGCGGTTGCCATCAAACGCAAACCGCCTAGTGGTATAAAACCACGCTTGTGTTAATAGCATGTCCTAAAAGAGTTTGATTTATATTATTTAATTCAAACTCTTTTATGATTTCGTTTACATATGAATCGGGTATATTTTCCAACGCTGCCGAGTGGGTAGCCGCTCCGCGGCCGCCGCCGAAGGCGGTATCTTTTTGCCGGTATGAATCAGGGTATTGGTGGTCGACATTTTCGGAAACATAAGGTCCACGAAGTGCGGACTGTTGTGAAATAGCAACATGATAAGGAGGTGGGGGTTTGTGAAAGTATGAAATTTCATCTGGGGTTTGCCCAATATTATAAGATAATAAAGATGAATTAATGTTAATCCCTTCGTGCCTGGTGGTAGCCGCTCCGCGGCCGCCGAAGGCGGTACCGCCTTCGGCGGCGCCGACAGGCGCTTCGCGCCTGTTGGTAGAACCGAACCCCCCGTCACCCAAGGTGGTAATCCAACCACAGTCGCCGCCGTAGACGGTAGCCGCTTCGCGGCCGCCGACAGGAGTAAAGCCTCTGTCGGCAGGAGAGGGGCGGTCCGAAGGATTTTCACGTCCGGACCCGAAAGGTTCATCGATGTTTACCAACGGCGGCCGCGAAGCGGCTACCATCAAACGCGGAGCGTTTGACGGTAGCACCGCAGGTGCTACCGTTTGCTGTGAAACGATGTGCCGAAAACCCTGAGGTTGATATTCGTCATCAGAGACCCCCGAAATCCCCTCCGGGGCTCGACCACCAAACGCTTCGCGTTTGGTGGCGCTATCTTCGGCGGTGCCGACAGGGGCGGAAAGTAAGGATTCATCATTTACTATTTTTGTTATGATGGGTTCTGTTGACGATAAATTTTGGTTAGATTCAACCTCCGTTGATGTAGGATTAACCGGGCCTGTTTCGTCTTCGATGGAGTTCGGGTGTTCTAAAAAAATATTTGAAGATTCTATGATATTTTGAGTCGAATCTATTTGAGACATTACAGGTTGGTCGGCGCGCCACCGCGATGTCTCGGTGGTAACCTCTTCACGGCCGCCGCCTTCGGCGGTACCAACAATGGCCGGAGGCCATTGTTGGCGCCCACCCGAAGGGTGGGTACATCCTTCAGGGGTATGTGTTGATGTAAATTTCCAACCATGTAAATTTCGGGGATATTTAATATATAAACCCGCTGCTAAATTAA